TCTTGATTCTATTAAAGAAATAAGTTGCCAAGTATCTGTACCAAGAGTATCAAAAGTTAACGTTGCAGTTCCGCCTGCTGTATCTTTAGATTGAACATAAACAGATATTGCTCCTGAAATTGCTGCAGGTAATGTACATGTACATGCTGCTGCTCCAGTATAATTAACAGTTGCTATAATACCATCTTGGATAGTAATGTTAGTTGCTGTTGCTGTGTCTGCAATCAATAAACCAGTTAAGTCAGGCATACCTGAACTATATCTAGTTGTAACTGTTCCTGTTGTAGGGTTTTTAGTTGCCATTTCAAATCCATGTAAGGATCTTACCGGTCCGCTAAATGTAGTGTTTGCCATAATAATTTCTCCTTTGTATAGCGTTATATTTTGTGGTCTCTATACCGTCTGTCTAGCCAGTCCACAAAATTATATTTTTCTAGATAATTATATTATACACAAAAAAAAGGGGGCTCGAAAGCCCCCCTTTAAGTAATACTAATTGTATTATAATCTATTAACTAGTTGGTAAGTTTCCGTTACCAAAGATTGCTCTAGGATCTGAGAATCCAAAAGAGTATCTTTCTCTAGCTTTAAATCTAACGTTACCAGTATCGAAGTCACCTTCAATCGCAGTTTTGATTGGTGATCTAACGAAATGTTTCATTCCATTAGGTACATCAGTCATTAGGTAGAACGAGTCAGTATCAGTTAAGAAATTATTAACTGAATACCCTTCTGGTACCATACCCATTGAAGCGATTGCATTGATGTCATTGTCGGCAGTTCCCGTTCTCATTGGGGACTTCATCAATCTCTCAGCAGTAAATTGTAATTCTTTTGGAATTATCATTTTTCTACCTTGAGTAGCGATTCTTAGACCTCTTTCGTCTACGAATCCAGCGATGTCGATTAATGACTGCTCTAACGAAGTTTCGTTAAGGTCTGCTGCAGTTGCTAGGACGTTCGAGAACACCCCTCCAGTTGCTAGTGGGTGAGCGTTCGAAATTAACGGAACACCGTCACCACCAGTTACTGCTGCAAATTGTGCTTGGTTAAGCACGTTCGCTGCCTTAACTTGTTTCGTGTTTGACATAGATCTTGCAAGAGCTCTTGTGTATCTTGCAGCTAATCTGTCATATAGGTTGTCTTCGATTGCTTCTTCAGTGATAGCAAATGCTAAAGCGATTGTTTCGTGATTGTATCTAGCTGTGAAAGTTTCACCTGCTTGATCAAAAACTACTCCAGCACCCTCTTGTTTAGTTGGTGCAGAAGCGAAACCGCTTAACATTACTTCTTCTTCAAAAGCTCTGTCAGATGTTTCAGTTACGAAAATTTCAGCATGCTGATTTTCGTATCTATTGTACTCCAAGCCGAATAAAGCATTCAAACCTGGCTCTAACTCTTTTACGAGTTGGGATCGTGATATTGCCATAATTATTTATCCTTTATTATATGCCTGTGCCACTTCTATAGAAGTGATTGTTGATTCTAACAAGAATATTAGCATTAGCACTTCCAGTATCAGAATTTTCTGGGTCCTGTGAAATGTCTATTGCTTGCACAACAAAAGTTGCAGTAGTGCCTGAGGCACTAACATCTAATTGTGCTTTTGATATTCCTGTTTGTGTAACACCTGTTGTGTTAGTAACAGAATAGTTCTTAAACAAATCTGCTCTAGCAAAAGTCGCATCTGCATCCATTAAGAATACAGCATCTGGATCATCAACGATAAACGCTGTGATATCAGATGCAGCAACACTACCGGGGTAGAAGTTACTGTAAGTAGGCTTTTGCGTAGTTGGGTCTGTGTAAAAACATCCGTTAAAAACACCCACAACAGCATCCGATGTATTCGCACCATGCTTCTGGATATTTCCAGTAGTTAGGGGCTCAACTAAATCACCTTGAAAAATCGCAGTGTTATAGTTTGAAGCAATCGTATACCTGTTTTGGGCTCCAACAAGAGGTGTTCCATCTAGTTTTCTGTATGGTCTTAGACCAAACTTTTCTACTTGATTTGACATAGTTGTGTTCTCCTTTTAACAGTTTATTTTATAACCCGGTAGGTATTGCAAAAAAATTATTTTTTACGACTACCACCAAAGGTCACTCTGGACTGTCTATCAATATTGATAGGCATATCCGGGTGCTGTTCCTTCATAAGATCATTGTCCACAGCGTTCATTCTGTCTTGAGTAAGTTTTGCAAAATACTCAGCACGTGAAACCAAAATCTCCTCTGGTATCCTTGCCAGCACAAGGCCCCCAATTCCTATACACCCCTCGTATTTGCCTTCGGTATAGAAAGGATATTTGTTATTGCCGATCTCGTTTTGAACTTGTTCGACTTTTACAAAATCCCATCCTTCCCTTAATTTTTTAGATACATTAGCTGTATCTTCAAAACCTTGAACGGTAGTACGGATCCATCTATGGGCGTAACCGTTCGGTGCGGGTGGTGCATCCAAACTGGATGGTGGAGTCCAAGCTTTTTTAGCTTCTTTTGAAACCTTATTCTCTGACTCCCGTGAAGTTCTTTTAATTGTATTCATACTATTTATCCTCCTTCACGTATCTAGCGTATTCCTCTAGTGGCACCCCTAATCTTTTAGCAATAGCTACCTGCGATTTGGTGAGTTTCACAGTTCTGCGTCCTTGTTGACTACGACCAGCCGAGGCAACCGTTTGAACGGGTTTGGGTGTCTCTTTTGTAGGCTCGTCATTAGTGTTACCAAAACTCTCAGGAAAATATCCTTTAAGTCTTGAATTAACTTCATTATAATACGCATCGCTATCAACTTCAATACCCTCTTGAGAAATATTATTGTGAATAGTAATTGCAGCATTAGTCATGACCTCATCGTCACCAAACCACTTATTATCTTCGGCCCATTTCTTGGCTCTAGGTGTAATTTGTGGAGTAGGTTGTGATGTTTCCGCTGTTTGAGGTTGCGCTTGTACGTTTTGTTGTTGTTTATTTATTTCTTCTTCGTTTTTCTTTTTCTCTGCACGATGAGTTATCTCTAATCTAGCTTTTTCTTTTTCTACAGCTAGTTGGGTTAACTTATCATTAGCTTCCATAATTTGAGAAGCGTCTTGACTCTCGATTGCTGATTGTAGAGCCGTTTTGACTTGTTCTCTTTGAGCGTCTACTCTAGCATCTAACTCTTTTAGATACTGATCGTCAGTAGAATTTAACTTTTGGAGATTAGAGTCAAATTTCTTTTGTACACCTTTTGCAAAATCAAGAGCTGCTTGTTCTCTTCTTTCAGCTTCTTTTTTTTGAAAGACAAGTTTATCAATTCTTTTTTGATAATCTTTTCTTGAATCATTAAGGTTTGGTTTTTCTTGTTCAGGTTTTTCTTCAACAGGAGCTTCAGCTTTATCTTCTGTAACTTCTATTTCAGGTTTTTCTGATTCATCTTTTTCTTTTTTTGAATGATCAGTATATCCTAAATCAACTTCACCCACATTTAAGTTAGGTGTTTCTTCTGTTTTAGATATTTCTTCTACTGAAACATTTTCTTCTTTAACATTATCGGTATCTAATTCTACCTCATGTTCTTTAGCCATAAGTGCTTCTGCACTATAGTTTTTTATTTCTGCCATTTTTATTCTCCTTTATTTAAAATAAATGGAGAATATCTTCTGGCTTACTTATAATTCCTATGATCTCGTCATCATTGAGTATTCGGTGCTCACCGAATTTAGTCTGAAATCTACTTCCAGAGTATCTGCCATAAATAACAAATTCTCCTTCTTTACACCAAGGCCCTTTAGGAAATTTTTCTTTATCCTGATAGCAAAGGTCACCCTGTTTTACAACTAGTCCAACGACTGTTGTCATTTGGATTTTGTCCTGAGTTTCGTCTGCTAATATGACACCGCCTTTTGTTTTTGCTTGGCCAGACCAAGGTCTAACTAGCATACGGTATCCTACGGGGTTGGGTATAATTTCAAGATAATCTTTGATGCCTTTGGGATCGGTTGGAATTTGTGACTTGACCTCTTCTTTGTTTTTTTCGTTTCCGAAATCAGTAAGTTTAGGTTTAATCAATTGTACCATCGTTATCCTCCTTTTGCAGGTTTTTAATATCCTGAAGCAGCGTTTCTAAGGCGCTGAGTCTGCCTCGACCATACATCAATTGTTCTACCGTTTCAACCCCATAGCACAAATGATCTTTGATATCTTTAATTGATTTATTAATTACATTAACTATTTGTTCTTTTGTATGATAATCAAGCATTAATTTCTTTTAAGTGCTATTTTGTTTTTACCTTGTTTTAAAAGCATAAACCCAAAACTGTTAACTAAAATTTCTAAAATAATATTCATATTATATCCTGGATAATCGTCAAAAATAAAAACACTTCCAGTTCTAGATCTTTCCCCAAAAAAAATACCTTCTTTAAGGGTTGCTAAAGTTGTGTGAGGCCCATCAAAAAATACTAAATCATACTTACTTTTAATTTCTTTTTTATCTTTGTATATAGGAACACCATCACTAAACCTTTTCATAAATTCGTCATCTTCCATTTGAAATAAACTAAAATTATCATAATCAGATAAATCTTTTATTAGTTCTGATTTCATCGAGTTAGGATATGTAGGTGGTTTTGAGCTACCATTCCAAGTAGTATCTTTTTGATTATCAAAATGTAAATAATCAATGTCCCCATAGGGATCTATTCCTATGTGCCAATGATTTTTATGTTTTAATTTATCTAAGATAATTTTAGAACCAATACCTTGTCTTACCCCTATTTCTGCAGTAAATAAATTATCGTTTACTAAGGTATCACAAGCTTCTTCTATAATCTCATATTCGGTGCTGTCCCCTTTTATCATTAGGGTTTTATAAACTATTTATATGGAAAGTAAATACTTTTTATAGTGCCTTTAGAAACAAGTCTTTTTAAATCACCTTTAGTTAAGGTTGAATAATCTATAGGCGTAACTTTTGGTTTAACAGATTTAATAGTTTTATATTGTCTTTTAGGTATAAATAATTTTTTAATAAATTTAAACATTATATTTTTTGCATTTCCGGATTAGTTGATAAGATATTTTTTTCCGCTCTAGGTCTAGCATTAGAATCTTTACTTCTTTTTCTAAGCTGGGCTATTGCAGATTCTTTTAATTGTTTTTCTTTCTTTAATTTTTCTAAGTCTCTTGCTAAATTCATTTTTTACCGCCTTTAAATATTTGCGTTCCCTTAATTCCATATATACTTGCCACGACAAGAATCCAAAGATTGGTAAACCATTTTGGTAATTCTGAAAACATTTCAAAAAATAATTTTACTTTATCCATTGCTGTTGGATCATCACTTACGACTGCCCAGGCCAGGATTGCTATGGGCAAACTTAGTATTATCAAAACTGCCTCGTCCTTCCAATCTGACTGACGGGCCTCTAAAAGTTTTCCCTGGTAAGCTTCTTCTCCAGAAGCCATACGAGATGCGTGCATTAACTGTGCATCTGACATTGCCATTTTAGTTTTTTGTTTATTAGCATAAATTTTTGACCCTGCAGATACTGCAAGTTTAATAGCTTGAAACCACATTATCTACGTCCTTTGTGAGCACTGTTTTTCATAAGGCTACCATCAGGCATTTTATGATAACCTGATTTTATTTCTTTCTTACTTCCTTTATGTAATTTAACTGGAGGTACTTGAGAGTTAGGTCCTCTTTTTGGTGGTGGTCCATATCGTACTCCACCAGATAACCCATTAGCATTTACTTTAGATGCCCCTCCAATATTATATTTTTTAATTTTTGTTTTCATTTCTTTTTCTCTGTCTAGCAATCTCAAGCTTCTCTTCTGCAATTCTAATTCTCTCTGCTGCTTGATCTTCATTATTTTCTAGTTTCATTTTTTCTAAATCAATTTTTTCATCCATTTCATTTTCTCTAATTTCATTACCATTCATATCTTGCTCTGCTTTTCTTTGAAGGTCCACTGCTTTTAAATCTAGTTCTCTTTCTTTTAATGCAACTAGTGGATCTTTTTGTTGACCCATAGATTCACTCTTAGCAAGTTCTGTTGTTATTTCTGCAACTCTTCTTGCAATCATAGAGGCCATTCTTATTTGTGCAGCTTGTGGGTCTTGTTGTAACATCTGTTGTACATTAGGATCTTCTTGAACCATAGCCCCTACTTCACCTTGAGCTTTTAGTGAAACGTGCTCCGAGATATGTGCTTGTAGAGCTGAGTACACTTGAGGATTAATTTGAACCATTCTTGTTTGCATAAATGCTACATGAGCTGTTATATGAGCATCATGGTCTTGATCCGGAAATGCTTTTAATGGTTTTTGCATTAATGATTCCATATTTTCTGTAGCAGGATCTTTTGGTATTGGTTTTTCTTGTGGGACAAGCAATTGATCTATGTCCTGTGTACCTAATGCTTCATATACTCTACGATATGCTTCTCTTAAATTGTGCATCTGAGGGTTCGACATTGCAATTTTTAAATTTTCGTTAGCAAGTGTTACTCTTTGTGACATGCTCATAATGTTAGGATCAGCAACAGGGATTACATCTACTCTATCATCAAAATCAGTTCTTTTTACTGCTTGATCGGCTCCATAAACTGCATAAGGATAAATTGGCGGTAAGTATGTACCAAATACTTTAGATAAAAGTCTAAATTCTCTACGCATTGAGTAGTAACATCTTTTGTGTATAGCAGTCATGACCCTTGAACCACGTTCCAACATTGCAACGGTAGTTCCAACAGATCTATTTTGTGAGTCATTACCAGTATCCATATTAGTAATTGCTGCAAATTTTTGTCCTGCTTGAACAACAAAGCCCATTAACTGGTAAAGTGTAGCTGAAGGTTCTTTAAAAGGTAAAATTTGAAACTGGTCTTTAATATTACCCCCAGGTGCATCTACATCTCTAAACTCTCCTGGTTGAAAAGGTTGGTCGTCATCTCTAATTCTTATTCCTCTAGACTTAAAACCAGCGGGTAAGTTAGATAATGTACCTGCATCTAATAATTGTCTTAATGCTTGAGTGGCAGTTCTGCTTAAGCCACCAATCATATGAGTTAAGCCAAAGCCATAGAAGCCTAATCCTGGTAAAAATTTAAAATGTACAAAATATTCTTTTCTTTTTTTATTCTCATCCATTATGTCATAGTTACGGTAGATAGATAAAACTTCTCCAGAGCCTTCATCAATTGTAATAATGTAAGGAACCTTAACTTGTTTTTCAGGGTTCTGCATTTCAAACTCTTCTAAATTACAATCAACGTGCATCTCAAGAACGGAGTATGAATATTGTTTATCTGTTGAGGGTGTTACCCCTTCTAGCTCTTGATATTTTTTTTCAATTTGTGTAGGGCCTGCTGATGTTGGTTTTAACTCTATATCTCTGTAAAATCCTGATGCTTGTTTTTTAAGTATTTCATTTTCTCCCATTTTAATAACATGAGTAATTCTTTCACATTCCATTAAATCACTTGCATAATATGGGACTACCAATTCTTCTGCTGGAATAAATTTAGATACTGCTCTTTGCATTACTTCATCGTAGTAAACTTTTTTAAATGCAGATCCCGCTAATGCTAAATAAAATAACAACTGATCAAATTCCGGAGTGTACTCTTCCATCTCTTCGGTAATCATATAGTTCATAAAATCTTGAACACGTTGTGCTTGATTAATTTTTTCATTATCTTCCACCCCAAGAACTCTAGTTCTTACTGGTCCTTGAGATGGTAATAATTCTTTATAGGCTTGTGCTTGAAATTGAGTTACAGCTTCTGATAGAAGTGGATGAGTTACAGATGCAGAGCCTTTAAAAGGTCTGGTCATTTCTGTGTGTTTGATTCCAAGAAGATCTAAATTATTAGTATAAGAAGTTTCCCAATCTTTTCTAGAGACCCTATCTTTTTTATAATCATCTAATAGCTGATTTGACATTCTTTGAAGAACGTCATCCGATAAATCTTCCGCAATATTTTTATAAAACTCTTCGGACTCACTTGCTACTTCTTCAAAAGTTTGC